TCGTTACGTTATTATCAATTGTTGTTAAATCAATTCCACCAACATTAGAATAGGTTATACCAGTGGTCACTTGTTGAAGAGCCGAGATAGCAGCTGTATTAATTGGTACTTGTGTTATAATAGTTGATACATCTACCCCGCCAACAATTAGAGTATCAGTATTGGTAATATCCGATGTAATGCTGTCAGCAGTTACACTTGATAATCCAGTAATAGTTGGAACATTTGCTAGTTTATAACCGAGTCCGTTATTCATATATATAAGTAATATATATAAATAAATGTCTTAATGTAATTGTTTAAACAAAATTGTGTTAATTGATCAATAATTTGTTATGTTTAATTGATGGTTAAACAATATTGGTTAAACCATCAATAAGATTAACCTTTTAAGAACTTAAACGAACAATAAAAATATTTTTATTGTTCGTTTAAATAGGTTTAACCTATTTGTTTAAGTGTTATTTGGTTAAATCAATGAGTTAAACCTTTATTTGGGTTAAACGATCAATGTTTGGTTAAACCTAGCGTCGGCCGCCGCTAGGCGGAATATCCATTCAAAGTTGTTTCCATTTTATTTCATAAGTTTTTTAAAATCTAATTTGAGCTTGTCCATTTTCACAAATTATAACTGCATGATGTAAGCAGTAGTAATCAAAACGAACTGCAGGAGTAGTAGCATTTGCGTTGAAAATCATATTGTGATAAATATCTTCAGTACTGGTATTGCGACCGCTAAACATTTGGTCTTGGTTGGCACTGGGGAAGGATACAAGCTCTTGTCCTATTCCAAAAGCCCCAGCAATAGATGAAATGTTACCAACTGCGGTATTTGCAGTTTCAGCTGATGCAACAGGAATAGTCATAGTATCATAAGTGTAAAGAGAAACCAAAGGATTGTAATCAAGAGAATAAGGAGACCCAAGAGCAGAGCAATAATAATTGAACATAGTCTGATGATCTCCACCTCCTAATGAAGAAGACCCAGGGTGTTTAGTGGGCAAACTCTCAGATCCAAATTGAAACCAGTATTCATTGATATTGTAATTGTAAGAACCAAAAGCATCAAATGTGATAGCACCTGCAGAATATTGTCTGACAGAATTCATAATTGCCTGCACGCTGCTGTACTTAAAAGGAACCGGGCAACTCACGTTTGTAGAAGCGTTATTAAGAGTAGCATTATAAACCAAATTAGAATATCTATTCACCGCTAGAGTAAGAGGTGCTCCCATTTGAGACTGCTGGATTACACCAAGTGCTTGATCGCTGAGCTCAATAAAAGAGCCAATAATTTCAACGTTTGAAAGAGAAAAGGAAGCTATAGCAGTTATAGCAACAAATGGAATTAACGCTGAATTTACCAACTGAAGTTCCAAGCGAAGAGGAGCAGAAGTCATCGCAAAAAGAGGTAAATATTTATCCCCGAGAGACCCAAGAATAGAAACAAGAGGAATACAAAAAGTTCTAACAGCAGTTACACCTGCGGCTGCTAATCCACCAGCAGCACCATAAGTTGGGTTGCTAATTCTAGCACCTCTTAAACCATTCAAAGAATAAATAGATGTGGCAGCACCTGCTCCAGCACCTGAACCAATTACTGCACAAGACTCTTCAAAGCCTTCAACAACCGATCCTTTATAAGAAATATTATCAGCAGAGCGTTGGTGAGTACATAATTGTGCCATTAAATTTCCATAATTGTCCACGTCCTCGAGTAGAGTGGATCCATGGAAAAGACGAAGTCTCTGAATGAAACCATGTGCTCCTGCCTTGGATAAGCGAACCCAATCTTGAATTACTGCTCCATTTGTAGCAGTCATAGAAAATTTCAAATATGTATCATGAGGAGAAAGAACAGTGTTTCTATTGCAAGGAATATTAAAAATCATTACGTCATTTGCAGCGTAAGTTTGAGCCCCTTGTGGCTGAATGTTACTTGTGTATGGGCGAGCTCCCATAGCATCAACTTTGTTTTGGTATAACAATTGTTTTGGCAAGGCAGACATTATAATATAGTTTGAGATTAAAATATATTATAAAATAAAATAAACTAACAAAAATAGTTAATAAAATTGGGAGCAGCCTTTTGAACTTCGGCTACATATTCTTGTTCATCATCTACTATTCCACATGCAGACACTTCTTCATGTTTTATAGCCTTTGCACTACGTAATGCTGCCTTTGGTTTCTTCTTCCCTCTTTTGATCACAATAATTTCTTGTGAACTATCGCTAGAGTAATCTGTATCACTTTCTTCAATTACTGGTACAGGAACGTCTGGTTTGATCTTCTTTTCTTTTTTCTTGCTATACTGAGGAACAATGGGTACAATTTCTTTTGCTTTAATTTTCTTTTGCTTAATAATTGGTTCAATTAAATCTTCATCGCTTTCACTAGATGGTTCTTCAATTTCAAACTGTATCGCTTGTTTTTCTTCCTTAAGTTTCTTAATTGGTTCTTTTTGTTTTATAGATGATTTAATTTCATGAGAAGCAACTAAAGCCTTTTGCGCTTCAAATAGTTTTTCTTCTTTTCTTTTTTGAACATTTTCTGCTCGCTTCTCTGCCATCTTTTTAAAGTTCTCTCTTTGCTTTTCACTCGGAGGTGGTCTCGGTTTCTTTATTTTAAGCAAAGGAGTTTTATCGACTTCATCGTTATCTAAATTCTCTGCCATTTATATTTATCTATATAAAAAGATTTGTTAATCTATCAATTAAATTATAATTAGGTGACACTATTTGGGTTTATAAATTGTTAATGCCTTTTTAATTGCTTCCTTTACTTCTTCCTTTGGTTTTGTCATCATAGATGGTACGGGCATATTAAATGTTCTTCTTAATCCTGCTAAACCAGTTCTCTTTTGCATTGCACGAGGATCCATATAGTATTACTTAATATTATAAATATTGGAACCTACGGTTCCAGTAAAACCTCCCTTATTGTTATGATGAGTGCGCAGCATAAGGAGGGGTCTATCCTTGAAAAGCACTTCTCACATCACCTAGATCTTGCTGTGCCTGTGCTTCCAATACTTTCGCACGTTCTCCAACTTTCTCAACCTGTGCTTGTGCTTTGCCTGCTACTTGTGCTACTTTACCAGAAACATTTTGTCCTACTGTTGACAATTGGTTCTTTGCCTTTCCAGTTGCAAGTCTCGCATCTGCTCCTACATCTTGTAACTTTTTCAAACCTGCTGCACCTCCTTTTAATCCAGCGCTTATTCCTCCAAGACCAAGTGAAAGACCTGGTACCATGCCTGCTATTCCGGATGTTTGTAACGCATCAATCACACGGGCACCTGTCATGAGACCTTGTTTTACAGAACCAATCTTTCCAGATGCAGCAGCTATGCCTCGCTCTGTTTGCCTTAATGCTCCCTGTCCCAAATCAATTCCTTTGGAAATACCCGCTTGTATTTTTTGTTCTACTCCTCCAATTTTCTTACCTATACCAGTAGCAGTATTTTGAACTTTCTTACCAAGGGAACTAATTCCGCCTTTTAATTTCTGACCTAGTGATGGCATTATATAATAATGAAATATTAAAATAATTAAATCCATCTTTTTTTAAACAAAAAAAAAAAAAGATGGATTTAATAATTTAATTGAATGCTCATAGACCAGTTGCCGCCATTTAAATCAAGCAAGTCCAAATCCTGATCTAGTAATCTAACTTGAAGGGATGCGAAATTTGCTACACTACTTATCTTCTCATATAAACCATAAATATTTGAATATGATAGTACTGAATTTTGACTTGTTGTGATTGGAATTGAAACTAGAATTGATGAATTATTCTCTGCTGGATTACTGGTCTTATTATAAGTCATTAAATTACTTATTTCTATGAGTACATTTCTTATTGTGAAAAAATTCACAACTAAATTACTTGTTAAAACATTTGCAACACTCGTGAATTGTTTTCCTTCTGTAAATCCCAACATTTCATAACAATTGGAACTTGCTTTAAATATAAATGAAGTTGTATTTGTAAATGTATATTTGTTAGTTGCTGTATTAAATGTAATTGTAAATCCTTGTGCTGTCATTATGGTAAGCAAATATGTTAATAAACTATTTACATTGTAATTTGCTTGAGGAATAAGAATTTGATAATTAGTTGCTCCAACTGAATAATTAAATAAATTATTAATATCATCTATATTATAGAATGTTCCTGGGATTTGGGCTGATTGAATTGAGACAAATATTTCACCATCATCTATGGGTAAGGATGAAAAATCAAATATACAATTGCTTGTACCTTGCAATTGTGTTAAAGCTTGTTTTGAATTTAAATAAAGATTAATTGTATTAATTTTATTATGCAACATATATATATGTCACAAAATAAATCTACCTTTAAAAACATTCTTATAGCTGGAGGGGTCGTAGGGGTCGTAGGGGAACCTTTGGTTCCCTACATTAAGGAAGTTGAACTAACTGTTGATCAATTAAATGACATTTCTGTCGAACCTGAACGACATTATTCTGAACCATCTACATGGAAGATGGATTGGAATATGTTACTATATCAACCTGAAGATGATAATGGATTTCAATTAGATTGGAATAAATTATTATATAATGATGAGCAGCTTGAAGAATTTAAATTACAAAAAAAAGAAAAAGTTTTACAGCCTGATAGATACGAATATTTATTTGATCATCCTGATGAACGTACTCCTATGGAAATATTTTATTTAAGGGAAGCCGGTTATGCTATTGATGAGCAAAGCAGTATTTCAAGTGATGAAATTATGGCTAATTATGATAAACTTAAAGCATCTAATTTATTACGTGAATGTTAAAGGGGGGTACCTTCAATTTTGTTGTTTATTCCATTTGTTCCAATATTCTGGAGTATTGCCATAATATTTCTTAGCTTGTGTGAGCTTATTAAATTCAAGGCGTTTCTTCTTTTCTTGATCCAAATATATTTGTTGTAATTCTGCTTGTGTGTCAAGCATCTGTTGCATATGAGCTGGTAAATCCAATTTATTGCTTTGCTTGTTCATTTATTATATATTAAAATATTGTCTTTAATATATAATGATTTATCAAATAAAACAATAAGAGCAAAGGAGTTGGGTTTAATTGTATTTCCATCTGATAATCCAAAATATAAACTCGAAGTTTATGATAAAGGTACAGGTAAGTTTTTATTTTATGGAGGAGATGCACTTTATAGCGACTATCCTTCTTATCTTAAAACACATAGCAAGGAATTTGCTGATAAACGCCGGAAACTATATCATCAGAGACATGCCAAGGAAATTAATAATGTTGGATCAAGGGGTTCTATCATTGCTCATCTACTTTGGTGAAGGGTCTACTTTGAGATTTCTTTATCCAACAATATATGTATTCCTGCTTCTGCTTCTCTGATTGACATGGTCTCACTTTATTTGACATTGGAACCAATATATCTGCTCTTCCAAATAAATCTATAAATATAGTTTCATAAATAATTTCATTTAAATTGATACACATTACACCTCCTTCTAACAAATATTTATAAACCATTTCAAATAATGGTCTATAAAATTCTTCTTTCCATTCTTTTTTTGTTCTGGTATCAGATCCAGAATATTGTTCTATATTAAAATATGGAGGTGATGTTAATATCATGTCATAGTTTAATTTTGAATAATCAAATGTTACTGCATCACAGAATATTGCAGTAATATTTGATTGTTCAAATGTTAGTTCATTCAATTTCTCAATCATATTTTTATAAGGTTCTTTTAAGTTTACATTTAAATCAATTCCAGTATAGCGTGGAACATTTGCTGCAACTGCTCCAACTAATCTCCCTCCCCAACCCATACATGGATCCAATACATGTTGCGGTTTGAAATGCGCATAGATCTTCATTGCTGTTAATGGTTTAAATAGTGACACTGCTCCGCAATGCAGCGAATATATTCTATATAATTTTGTTGTTAGATTTATCTTTAATCCTATTTGATACAATAATAGTTTCTTAATATAAGGACGCTGATGATACTCTAGATCTAAAACAAATTCATAGAAGTTCATTCCCTTACGTGTCTTGGTTGCCAAACGCTCCTCAAATGTAAAATAATCAATAAATTTGTTACCTACTCTGCTTTCACCTTTCACTAGTGCTATGCACAGATCTGTACCAAGTTTCTCCAGTATCCTAAAATCATTAATCGCTTCTTGTAATGTAATCTGTTTTACTTGGGTTGCAACTTCTAAGTGTACTGACATTTACTTATTGTTAGATTATAATTTGAATGAACTAACAAAATGGTTAAATGGATATCCTTCCTATCTATATTCCTTTGTTTTGTTTCCTTATATTGAGAAAGTGATAAGTGATGAGTGAGGAGTGGTTTTGGATTAGATAAGGAAAAGTGAAAAAATAGATGAACAATGTTACTTTTTTGAACTTTTCTCTTAAAAATGGCAATATATGGGTAGCTTGTCAAAAGTACTCATCACTCATCACTAATCACTTTCTCAATATAAGGAAACAAAACAAAGGAATATAGATAGGAAGGATATCCATTTTACCATTTTGTTAGTTCATCACTAATCACTTTCTCAATATAAGGAAACAAAACAAAGGAATATAGATAGGAAGGATATCCATTTTACCATTTTGTTAGTTCATTCTTCATCACTCATCACTTTCTCAATATAAGGATTTCAATTTCTTCATTAATAATAAAAATACATTTATTATCAATCATATATGGTCTTAAATTTTTATTCACAATCTAATTCTAGATCTGGACTATTATCCATAACAATATCATTTAAATCAAAATGGTTTCTTAGTTCAACAATTTTAAAGATTTTAGTCTCTCCTTTGTTAGTATGCTTACCTTTTTCAATTCCAGAAATATTTAATCGTTTTATTCTTACTCCAAATGCCTGTAAAGTTAAATTATATTCTAATTTACATTTTTTACACCATGCTATAAATAAATCAAATAAATCTTTACCATGCTTTTCAACTGAGATTTCATAATAATTATCAAGAATAAATGATTTAATCCAACTTTCAATAGGTGACACACTTGCATCTTTCATGTCATTTTGATATTCCGTTTGAGCCATTGGAATTTTACCAAAGTCTTTCATTCCAGGAATATTTTTAAAATATTCATAAATCGTTTTAATTGCATTAACATCTTTCAATAAATCGTCGTACCATACATCAAAGTAAATCTTATTACCAATTAATTCATTACTAGAAGAAACAATTAAATTTCTTCTATCATCCTTGGAAGTTTTAATTGGATCTTCATTATTAGTAGTAGCAATAAATCGATGGAAACTTTTAATAGCATATTGTTTGATACCCTTTTCATTTATAGTCATTCTTGGATTTGTGATAAGACCTTTAATCTGACCTTCACATTCCATGCTTTCTTTGCGACTAAGTTCATCCAAATTAATAAGAAATGTATCAGCCATTCTACCATTAAAATCACCCCAAACATCTCGTGATGGATGAGTTGTTTCAAAATATTTTGTATCACCAATCATAGCACTTAATAAATTCATTAAAGTACCTTTACCAGCTCCTTGTTTTGAAATAAGAGTAGGACAGATTGATTTAATTTCAGGGAATTGTATCATTTGAGCAATCCATGCTTCCAAATATGATGCAACTTGATCATCATTACCACAAAGAATTTTAATAAGATTTCGAGTTATAATAATAGCATCAGGTCTAGCAACCCATTTTGTTACCAATTCCATTGCAAATGGTCTCCATGTATTAAAAATATTAGTAGGGCATTCATCTTTATTTGGGAAACAATCAATATCATCATAGCATCTTTGAGTTGGATTATTTCTGATCCAGTCATTGATAAAATTCATTTCAACAATTTCATCATCTTTATTTAATTTTTGAAAAGTTAAATTTTCATATGTAGTGATAAAATGTGTCTTACTCATAATAACTAATCGATTTGGTTCTTCTTTAATAAAAAATCCTTTATTATTAATTTTACAATGTGTTAGTTCAAATTTTTTAGATACTGCTTCAAACGATTTATCATCAGAAATTTCTTTTTTATTAGTAGTTTCTTTAATAGCATAATCCTCAGGAATTTGAATAACTTGTGAATGTTCTTTATAACAGAAGATCATATTTAAACCAGCAAATTCTTCATTAACTCCCTCAATAATACAATTTAATAATTCTTCATTTTCATAATGATTACCATACATCATAAGACCATCAAATATTAAAGCACAAATTTCAATTTGTTTAGAATTGCAAACTGAAATAACTTTTTGTAAAATTAGGTTCTCAAAAACACAGAGGATACGATTGATGGCAGAACCAAGCCAATTATAAGTTCTAACAGGAGGTACACTATCAGCAATATGTTTATAACATTGTAATGCCGTGACTTCTTTTTGAATTCGTTTGCATTCTTTGTCAAAGTCTTTAAAGAAAGGATCTGAAATTTTCTTATTAAGTTGATCATTATTGACCGCTTTTAAAAAGGCAGTTTTACCATCAGACCCAAAATTAGTTAAGACTTCATCTCTATGATCAACATACCAGCTCAAATTTGGGCAAGCAATTCCATTTAATTGACAGATATATTTGAGAATAACAGGCGCAGCATTCTTCATGTCAATATCAGTTGCACAATTTCTTAAAATGAGACCACGGATATCTTTTGGAAGACTTTGAATAGAATTACCACAATAAAGTCTACCTCCAACATCTAGAGGAGTAATCTGAGTATAACTATAAATTCTTTTAATTTCACCTCTAGTTTTAATATTTGAATAACAGAAGGATTTCATTTTTTCATAATTTACTATACGTTCCTTATCATTTGTACAGGTGGATGGATATTGCTTGAAAATTTTAAAATCCATTTCATTCAAAAAGTTGATTTCTCTTAAAGGTAGGCGTTCAATCAATTCCATTCTATTATACCTTATGTTGAGATTTTAATTTTAAGTTGTTTTATTTAATTAATATATATTTCAAATAAATATTAATAAGTCAATTTTCAAATAGATCAATATTCCTTAATATAAGGAATTCTTTGTTAAATAGATATTTCATTCTAGCTTTTTCACATAATTTGTCTTTATGAGTAGCATAATATTTTATACCATGTTGATAACATATAGCATGATGCTTTGCTTTATTTAATTCATACCATCGTTTATTAGCAGCTACTTTTGCAGGAGTATTTGGCATTTTCCCTTAATATATCTTATATTGAGAAATTATATTTAAATCATTATTATTTAAATGTTTTCAACAATAGATTGTTCATATGCATTGATACAGAAGATGCGATGCTTCTTAGATTTCTGATGATGAGCCCAATCCATTTTAGATCCGATCCAACCGCAAGCACATTCTTTCTTAATAGCATAATGTTCTCTACACTTGCCAATGTTGTATTTCTGAGTTGGATAATTAATAGGGAGCTGACAATTAAGCATTTTATATCCCTCATCTTTAAATTGCTTAATGATAGCAACTTCGATATAGACAGAAGCAGGTTCATCACAGATGCATTTATGAAACAATGTAAAATCCCAATTGCCCCATCCTCCATGCTCTCTGATATTTTGGTACAACTTAATATCACTGAAATATGATTTACTCTTGTGACAAGCTATCCTACTTTTAATGTCTTTAGTTTTCCCAATATAAATTTTCTTAACATTAAGATCCCTACATACAATCTTATAGAAATAATAAGGAGAAGCAGGAAGAAAAGGATGATCTTCTTCATATTCTAAGCCAAGCATTTTATATATTATGTAAAGATAATAATTTTCGCCTAAATAAACTAAATTAATTTTTGAATTTCTTTATTAAAAAAATTGATATTATTAATAATATTTTTGGAATGACCATTTAAAATAAATGTTTCATATAAAAGTTGTGATGGATTTAAAGTAAGAATTATATTTTTTGTTTCAATATTAAATAAATTATAAAAAAGTTCTCTCTTAAGTTTGTTATGATGATCAATATAATATTTACATTTTTTAAAACCAACATCATAATGGTCACCATTTAATAAATAAATTCTGAAACGCCTATTCCTTAATGGACTATCTTCAATATTAATAATAAGAGTATTCATGAAATATATATTAACTAAAGATTATCTTTTAGTTATCTTTTCGCTTAATTTTTTTGATTAAAAGCTAATACTTCTTCATATACTGGAGCTACTAAATATGATTTTGCATCTTTTTTGATAAAGCCTTTTGATGCACCAATTTTATATGCTATATCAGGAGTTATATTTTTACTAGTAAATCCTTTTTCAATTGCTTTATTAATAATAGAAATAACTTCTAACGAAGCCTTCACAGTTTGGGTATAAGATTTTTCAGTAGCAGGAGTTTGTACTGGAGTAACTTCAGTTAAGGTTTCAGGTGCTTTTAATTTTTCCCTTTTCTTTTTAATTGGAATAACAATTTCTTCTTCTTGTATAGCAGGTAAAATATCCAGTTGAAAAGGATCAGCAACAGCCTCGCTAGTAGAAACAGCTGCTATTTCTTCAGGAGATAAAGTAATTTCACCCTGTGGAGTACCAGTCCATAAATCACTAGGTAAAGAATTTGAAATAGTTCCAATTTGGTCACCCATTATGTCAGTTTGAATTATATCAGGTTGATATTTATCATTTTGAACAAAACTACTAAAATGAATTGGAGCAGTAGCAGAAGATGATAAATTACTAGGTATCCAACCTTTGGGAGCATTAAATTGTAATTCAGGAATAATCTCAGCAGATTGATATTCAGCTTCAGCTTTAGTTTTAGATCTTGTACTTCTAGGAGCTCTTACAGTATAACCTTTGCCTTGTTTGCTAGTTGGTTCAATATCAGAAACTTCAACTTCACTTTCAGAGAAATAAGTAACTCTGGGATAAATAGATGTAGCTGGAGATGGAGATATAAAAGGTTCAGCACTAATAGCTCTTCTAAGTGGAGGTGGCATTAAAATACTAGGCTCTTTAATTGGCTGACTAGACCAAGTAGCAGCTTGTCTTGGAGCTTCAATTAAAGGTGGCTGTTGAGGTGGCTGACCGGGTGAAGTTATTGCTGAATAACCTTGAGGTGAAAATACAAATGGAGGATTATAAGATGATTGTACATCTGAACCCTTTTTCTTTTCTGCTTTATCCCCAATATTTACTTTAACTATTTGCTGGTTCTTTGGTTTAAGTTTTTTAATTATTTTTAAAATATCTTCAGTTGATAATCTCTTTTTAGATTTCTTTTTTTCACTTTTATTCCTATTCTTCTTTGGCATTATATATACTAACAAATATAATTATTTGATTTGCAATTCATTGAAATTTTTAAAAAGTTTTCCATTTGTTAAATCAATGTCTAGATGCTGATATGGTTTTTCAAAACAATAGTCATAAACATTTTGCCGCTTATCCTTTTCAATCCCAAAATATTCTTCACAAACATTATTCCATTCATTGGTTGATTTTGGTTTCCAAATTGAAATATTTGTTAGTTGTCTTCTAATAGTAGCAGGCATATATTTTAACTGTTGTAATGTAAAAATCCAAGATGCTGATAAGTGTCTAGTTTTCATAATTAATTTTGATAATGCTTTTTGAATATGTTTATCTTTTAAAAATCCAGCCATATCATCAACAATTATTAATGTATGTTCTAGCTCACAATTTAGATCCAGACATTCCGCTTTAATATCGAGGAGTTCATCTTCAATATCATTTAAAACATTAACATCCAATTCATGATGCACTCTTTCATGTTCAGCTAAAGGATGCTTTTCAACTGATAAGAAAGATGTTAAAGGACAAAATAAAATTACATTCTCAAATTTGCCTCTATAATATTCTTTACTTTTTAACATATTTAAAAGTGTACTACTTTTGCCACAACCACCAGTACCAACCATAGCATAAACAAATCCATTTCGAGATGGAATATTCTTATTAACATCAGGAAGCCAAACATCCATTGCTTCCTTCACAGGTTTCAATGGTTTGAATTTACTATCGATTTCTTTTATAGACATATTATATACATACATAATAAATCCTTATTTAATTTCCACGCCCCCTCCTTATAAAAGGTGGCACTACGTAGTTCCACCTTTCCCTTAAGGGTAGGTGGAATTAGTCTTTCTTCACATATAACAATGCTTGCATCGGACTATTTCCCATTTCAGTTGCAGTTTTTTGTAACTCATCCAAATCAATGTTCTTAAATTTATTGGTGAGATATATATGCCGCAACATACTTGTACTGATTTTTCTTCCAAATATTTCATTGAGACGATGTGTCATTTGAGGAGAAGTAAGAGGTTGATATTTATTATCAAACAAAACAAAGTCGCAACTATCAGGAATAACTTTGAACCATTTATTTAATACTAGTTTCAATGGTTTTGTAATCTCACATTCTTGCTTACCATAACTCTTAGCAGTCTTATAATTTTGAAAGATGAATTTGGAATTCTTTACATCAACATAATTGTCTTTCTCAACATCATAATTTTTCCATTTTATATTCCCAAAATCAATTGATCTTCGAGGTGCTTGAAAGATCCCCCCAGTTAAAGCAATCATTACCCATTGCATGATAGTATTAAGATCGGGATATGTTAAACTAGTTTTTTTCAAAACTAATTTGGCATTATGTTCCAAATTATTATATAATGTTTTCACATCATCAAGCGGTATCATTCCTTCTTCTTGCTGAGGTGTTTTTAGTTGTTTCATTTCATTATCTTTATAAGTTTTAATATCTTCCATCATAATCTTATTATAATTTTTGTTAGTTGTAAGAACACTCAATGCTGCCAAAATAGTTTTTCTTTTATTATATGGTAAATCTTCTAGAGAACTTAAAATCAATTTATCATTATCAAAATTTTTCATATGATATTCTTTATCATCAAAACATTTATCATAAATATTTTTAAGTATGCTTTTATATGTTTTGATTGAACCAGCAGAAAGGTGAGGTCTATTCTTTTTAACCAAATCAATAATCTCTTCCATATATATTGGTTAAATATAATAATTTTATTTAAACTTCCTTAATTATCAACCTTTCTACAAGTTGTAAAAAGGTTGATTAGATACATTTCCAAATATCAAATAATACAAGAGTATTACTAGATGCGGTTAAGAATTCAGTATTATTAACCAAATTTTGGAAAAGAAGTGTCAGACTACAAATTTGAGCTTCTAACGTAAACGTCATAATTCCTGAAGTTTGATTTTTAACTTCAGCTGTTGTAGCACCATTTCCAGTTAACCCATTAAATATATTATAAGTTAAGGCTTGCATGGGATTATTAGCTGCTTTATTAATTGCTGTTTCATAATTTTGAAATCTCATACCTGAAGAAGAAACATTAAAGACCCCTCCCTTTACAAGCACACTTGAACCACCCCAAATTCCAGCTTGAGCGTATTTAAAAACTAAATTATATTTTGCTCCTAGTTTAAAATTTTCAGCTCCTAATACTTGATACATATCAATATTTGTAGTAGTACTTGTATTTCCAAGATAATAAGTTGAAAACACTGAGCATTTAGTGCTTGCCAACGCAATTGTTGGAGATGGATTTATAATTACAGGCGTTAAATCAAAATAAAAACTAGTTCTTGGAAATTGTGTTACTGCCGCCATATTAGGAGGTTGTGAATTAGCGTTTAAAAATGAAATTGTAATGTCTGCTAGTTTTTGTTTCCTTATTGTTGAAATAAAAACATCTTCCATACTTGTTATGACTGATGTAGTAGGAACATATGTTAATCCAGCAATAATAGAAGAACCAGTATTACAAGTTCTAGAAACATCATAATTTGAATTATACCAATTTAATCCATCCATTTTAAAAAAAATAGATCGATCATCAGCATTTACTCCATAGGCAGCAGTTACAGTATATGAAATATATCTAACTCTTAAATTAAATAAATCATAGTCATTATAAAGGTCACCCAAAATATTTTCAAAATTAATAGAATACCAAGTCATAATAGTTCTAGTAGCATTTATAGTACCAACATTATTTGTGACTGGATAATTTACGAATGTATCACTTAAAGAAATATCATTACATTTGAGAGAAAAACTTGCTTTTGGAGTAATATATTGCATTATATATATAATATATTATTAAAATTTAGATCAATCTAAAATTCTTTAACTCCATTTTTTTTAAAAATGGATTTATTGAATTGGCGTAATAACAAAATCAAAAGTAAGCTGAGGAAATATTGTTGCTACATTCATATTTGGTAACGTTCCCATAATTGTATATAAATTAATAGTAATATCAGTTGTAATACATTTTCTGAAAGTATAAGATGGATTATGATTACTGTTAAAATTTTTAGATTGTCCTTCCACAAATGTTATGGCATTACATAAACTCTCTCTACTTGTATTCCCTGTGATTGCATTATAATTGGTATAAACCCAATCCAACCCTGTAATACCAAAATGAATTGTTCTATCCTCAGCAGTAACACCATAACCAGTTGGTCCAATTGGATAGCCAACCATTATTAAAGAAATATTAAATAATTCATAGTCATCATATAATTTATCCAATATATTTTTAATACAAATACCATTCCAAGTAATACTAGTTCGGGTTGAATTAATTGATCCTTTATAATTAGAACAAGGAAAATCAGCAACAACATTCGAGTTTAATATATCACTTGTTTTTAAAATAAAATTTGCTTTCTTAATATTGAATTCCATATATATTCATTATATTATAAAAAATAAAATATAATAATATTGTATAATGAACAATATTCAAAGAAGCGTTCCAGTTGATCCTCCTCAAAATATTATTGAAAAGTTTGAAGAAGTTATTAAAGAACCCGAGCCAATTGAAAATAATAAAATTAAAGATATTCCCAAGAGCAAATATGATTTAACTTCTATAAAAGGATTTACAGAAAAAAGGAAAAAAATGAAAATACTTAAGATGAAAGAACATGTAATAAATGAATTGAAATCATCAATTGATATTTTTGATAATACTGAATTAAAATTAAATCATTCTCTAGTGCTATTTGTGTCACAAATTGTAGAAGATTTTTTTAATAAACGATTACAAGGTGAATTAAAAAAAGAAGTTGTAATTGATATTTGTAAACCATATTTTAATGATGATGCTGATTTAGTTGAGATGGTACTAGAACTCGTATTTGACAAAGTAATTAAAACAACTTGGTTAAGAAGAAATAAACAACGTATTAAAAATATAGCGGGTTTTTTTTTGGAATTATTTTCCCCAATAATACAGACGAACTTACCCTCCAAATTAAAATTATAATTAAAGCATTAATAATAAAATATTGTTATATTCTTTTGATTGCTCTTATTTTTTAATTTAATGCCATTTGAAACCAATATGTCCCGTCAGTAATAACTTGACACCCGTATTGCGTGGCAGTTAACCCAAAAGATGGAGCCATCACAACAGTATTGTATGGCATCATAATTGAACCGCCCCCCAAGGGACTGAATGTAATAACTTGGGTTTGAGATCTACGTTTAAAGATGATATAAGTGCCAGCATATTTGGCGATAGGAGTTGGGAGCGTAATAGTAGTAGCCGCTACCGATGTAATCAAATAGAATTGTGCCAATGGTGCAGTAAGCCAGTTCAACGTGATGGATGCAGTAATAGTAGGGCCTTGAAAATATGAGAATGTGTCTTTTAAATGTACTGGATTATTCATTTCGATTTTGTCCTGTGTTATTACAACCGCGTTTTGCATAACAGATGATGTATCCATTATTTGTAAATTGAGAGATTTATTAAAATCAAAGTTGATTGTGCCCGAGAAATTACCACCAACCAAATATGGGCGGTTCAATGCATTATAAATGGTTGTTGTTGAAGCAGCTGGAAATGTTCCCAACGCGAGTGGAAAAATAGTATATTGCCCACCACCAACAATGCCTGTAACATAGGTGCCAAGTGCAAATCGAACTCCAATAAATGATGACATCGTTGACCCAACCGATAATATTTGGGCGCTTGATATAGTATTTAATGCAATGACAGTAATATTGGACACAGTAATAGTTGAACTCAATAAGAAGAAGTTTGTATATGGAACAACAATATTTGTACCAGTAATAGCACCACCTGCTTGGATTGCGGTTGCCGCGTCTTGCCGAACAATACAACTTATATTCAAGTTGGGTATTATCCCTGTTATAGATGCCGTAGTATTATCAACTGAGTTAACAGCTATATTGGTAGTGCCTACTATTTGATTTATTGTTGCCGTATTTGTTCCTCCATTACTTAAAATAATATTGGTATTTTGAAATGTCTTGTTTGCTGTTATGGTTTGAACTGTATTTGTTGTAACATAATTTGTTAGCGCGCCTGATAAAGCAGTATCGACATACGTTTTGTTTGTGAGATGATTAGCAGTGGTAGGCGCTACAGAACAAGAAGGGATTGAGGCGAAAGAAGCATCACCTGATATCGTAACAGTAGTTGGGGTTATTCTTACACCTACAGCGGTAGAACTCCAAGTGGTTATGTTTATATTGCCAGTAGATATAGATGCCCCTGCCGTAAAAAATACAGAATCACCAGCAACTGTGGTTGGGTTATATGAACCAGCACCAGCTGTAAGAGGCATAAAATTAAATGATGTTCCGCCAGTGGCACCCATATAAAGTGATATACCTCCTGCAGGAATTGTAGTTTGAGATATTGGAGCAGTAAGATTTAGTTGAGTAGCAGATAATGAAAAATTACCCACCTGAACTCCACCAGCTGTATTAC